AACTCTACATAATTTAGAGTTATAATAAATCCTGACCAGATAACAACGCCTAGACGCACCATCGCACCTAGTATTTGCATCTGTTCATCATGGTCATCTATGTTTTCTTTGAGTTTTGTAAAGAGTCCCTTTTTTTCTTCCGGTTTTCTTTCCATTTCTTTATCTTATTATTTAAGAACTTCGTAATTCTTTCTTTTATATCTTGTATAATAGGAGTTGCTACAGTTGTAGCTGCTACGGCTGTAACAGCTGTAATGACTGTAGGACCTAGTACCTCCGCTGGTGGTATAGGTATAGGTGGTAAAGGTGGCAAGTTTAATACTGGTGCTGGAGGTTCCGCAGTTTGTACAGGTTTTGTACCCTCTGGTTCTTTTAAATCACTAGGAGGTACAACCAATGGTACGTAACTCGGAACATCAGCTGTAGGCAGGGGTATTTCTACTGTTTCAATCTTCTGAGTAGTCGGAAGAGTTATTGTCGGTATCTCCATTTACCCTATCTTGTATAACAGCATTAGTTGCTATTATTTGTTCTTTATATTCTGTTTGACTTCTAAGAGTTTCATTATATTTCTTAACTAGCTCTTGTAGTTTTTCTTGTAGTTCTTGTGTGGATGGTTTAGACATAAATAATTACCAAGGTTTTCCTGTTTCTGTAACTGGTGTGTTGAGTAGCTTTATTTCATCTTCTAAAGACTTTTCAATAGCAGCAACTTCATCACTTCCAAGTTTTGTTTTAACCCAACCAAGTACTGTTGACTCAGTTAGTTTATTATAAGGTATAAGAGTTTTTGGCTTTTCGAGCTCTACTTCGCCAGTTCTTCTTGCTTTTTCTTCACTACCGTCTATACCTTTAACACGATAGATAGCTTTTTTAACATAGCCATCAGCTAGTTCTCTTTCTAGGGTATTTATTTCCCAAGTTTTTGTAATTGCCATTTTAATTTGGTTTTGTAGGATATGTAGGTTTGGCTGGATCACTTGTATTAGCTGGTAAATCTCTAAGAGCTTGCCTATAAGTTTTCCATTCATCTGTCATAGTGACATCTTGACTAGCCATCCAATCTGTTTCAGTTAATAATGCGTTACGAGTGCTTCGTATATCTGCCCATTGTGTTGCTAGTAATAATTCATCATATTTAGCTTTATAGGCTTTTTCATCATAAGAAATAGGTGTGGCTTCTTCATCACCACACACTATTCTAGTACCGTCTTCCTCGTAAACAATAGACCATACTTTAGGTTGTACAGCTTTTAAAGCTTCCCACTCAATACGTCTATAATCCTGTTTTTCTATTGTCATACGGTTTCAATCTCAAATAAAGTAAGGTTTGAGGAGCTTCTAGTAGATTCACTGTTGTTAGCATCAGACCATCCGCCATTTACTGCTAGATAACCGTCACCATCTGTAGCTCCAAAGTAACAGGTATAAGTCACTTGGCTTGTAGTGTTTGGATGATGGATTCCAATCCAAGTATGTCTACCTTGGTTTCTATCATTATTATTAATAGTACCCATTGTTAGTAGACCTCTGCTGCCAACAGAATGTGATCCAAGAGTTAAGTTGTAGCTATTTCCACCACTATTAGTTCTAACTTGACAACCTACAGCGTTATAAGCACTACTGGGACTGTGACAAAGTGACATTGAAGCTATCACTAAAATTCTGTTAGAAGCATGTTGAGGAGTAATTGAGATATTGTACCCACTGTGATGTGTCATACCTCCTGTATACTCGTTCCTACTGTTTACGTTTAAAGTATTCCAATTAAGTATTGGAGTATATACTGTACCGCCAGCATAATTTATAGCCATTATGATACCTCTGTTAAATTAAATTTATATGTTTTACCAGAACGGTTATTTTTTAAGAACAAGTCTGATTCTCCTTCAACTATTGTATAATTACCCCAAGTGCCATCTATACCATTATCACCAACAGCTTCATTAGATAGTTGTAAATCTTGTGTGTAGATGTTTCTCCAACGTGATGCTGATGTACCTAAATCGTATGAGTTATTAGATTGCGGAAATATAGTACGAGTTTGCATACTACCACCACCTTCGTTACATCTAATTTCTCCAGTATTATTGTATTGAAGATGTAAAGGTGTGTTGGCAGTAGCCATTTGTATGGTGTTTGTTAAATTACTAGCACCTACATTTATATTTCCAAATCTACCTCCACCACCGGTTGAAGTTACTGCTCCTGTAATAGTTACACCACCACTATTAGTTTCAATTTTTGTACTATTATCATAGCGTAATTCACTTTTGTTATTAGGGCTAGTTAATATTCCCCATTCCCCTTCTGATGTTAATAATCCAAAATTATTACTTGAATCAGCATAAAGAAAACCAGAATCTCCAGCAGTTGTGACCATGTTAATTTGAACACTACTGTCGTGAGTATCTGTAACTGTAATTCCATGTGTAGTAGTTTGGAGCTTTGTAGCATTGTCATAATTTAATGATACTCCTAAGTTTTGAGCAGCATAAATCATAGTCTCAGTATGAGCGACATTCATTAACTGAAACTCGTCACAACTTAGTCTTAATGGACCTACTCCACTATCTGCTATGACTGATCGGCTACCATCATGATAAATTTGTAAGTCACCACCAGTACCAAGTAGAAGTCTTCCATACCCTACTCCACCACTATCAGGAATACTTAAGTTTCCAGAAGGAATATTAACGCCGGTACTTACTACCTCTAATTTTTTACTTGCATCGTAGTATAATTCTACGTTTCCGTCTGGAATAGCTACGATCATCTTTTCGTAGTTATTAGTTTTTGATATTTCTATCTGACCAGAATCAGCTAATAATAATAAGTTACCAGTACCATTATGATAAACTGCACTGTTAGATCCATCATGATAAAGTTGTAAATCATGACTGTTTCCAAATTGTGCTTTGTAGCCGTCAACCCATGTCCAATCACCGTCTGTTTCAATTCTCGTTCTAATACTACCAGTAGCATTTCTAAAGTAAGTACTTTGAGAGTCGCCTTGTGTGATGTAATTATTTCCACCACCTTGATAATTTAAGTGAGTAGTACCATAAGTTCCACTGGTAATTCCAACTTCTCCAAAAACATTGATACCTTGAGCATCCGTGTCAAACTTTTTAACGTTGTTGTGATATAACTCGACTCCGCCGCCATTTATAAACTGAGCAAAGTCTACATTACCAGTATTATCTCTAAGTCTGATACGAGAGTTACTTTCAATAAATAAAGATCCAGTTCCACTATCTTCTATGAAGCTATTGCTACCATCATGAAATATTTTTAAATCATTACCTGTTCCAACCCTAAGTTCAATATTATCAGCAAGTTCAATCTTGCCTAAGTTATATAAACTTCGACTTGAGTTAAGAACTGTAGTTCCATTTATAGTTAATTCATTAGAATCTACAGCACCAGTTGCATCAATGTTTCCAGTAACTGCTGCACCCCAACTTGTTGTCTCAAGCCTTTTAGTGTTGTCGTAGTAGAGTTCTACTTGTCCATCAGATTGAGCATTAATAATAGTATCAGAATTATTTTCGTCTACAACATTAAAAGCAGTAGCCATTACACGTACAGTGCTATCATTCTGTATTCTTAATTCACCTGTATTATTTTCAATGTGCGAATTAGATCCATCGTGATAAAGTTGTAAATCTGCACTAGTACCAAGACGTAATTTATAAGTGTCGTTTGGAATATCTAAATGCCCACTACTTATATCTACACCACTATCATGAACGTACATGATGTTAGTCATAGTTCCGCTAGCTTCAACGTCTAGATACATTTGTCCGTTTGAACCGTTACGAGATTTACCTCTAATTCTTGCAGCTAGGTTACTTGTGTTGTAATAGAACTCAATAGTACCTTTGTTAGCTAATGAATTATTAGTAGTTCTTAATCTAAAAGTTGGATTACCAGCAACAATTTGTGTACCAGAATTAAGTTCACCACAAGTTAATCTTCCTGAGCAATCAAAAGTACCTATAACATCGACTCCAGTTGAACTTGTCTCTAGCTTTTTAGAGTCATCATAATATAACTCTACATCTGCGTTAGCAGTATATTTTAATCCAACTTCAACGTTGTTACCACTTTTTATCAGTACAGCATCACCACCAACAATAAATTGACCTGTTGAATTTAAAAGATAACTGTGTGATCCATTATGATATATTTCTAAATCTGACCCTGTACCAAACAGAGCTTTTACTCCATCGTTATATCTGTTATCACCAGTAAATGTGTTACCAGTTGTAGCAGCAAAACTACCAGCAGCAGTCACACCACCCTGCCAAGAACTACCGTTATAAACTTTAAGTTCGTTAGCAGAAGTGTTAAAGTATAAGTCTCCAGCAGCAAGTGCATTACCACCACCATCTGTTGTTGGGTTGTTAGCTGATACTTGATATTTATCTCCAAAGTTATTTATAGAAGTTAAATTACTTGATGCAGTGTTAATACTTGTAATACTGTTTGAACAGTTAGCCATTGCTGTGATATTACCTGACGTAGCTAAGTCATTCATATCACTAATAACATCAGACACAGCCAACATATTCATATCAGCTACTACATCAGATGTAGCAAGCATGTTCATATCAGCTACAACATCAGCAGTACCTAAAGTATTTAAATCTGCTACGACATCTGTTGTACCAAGTATTGCCATATCTGCTACAGCATCAGCAGTACCTAGTCTTCCAATTTCTGTTGCTTTAGCAGCTACTGCACCTATATCACTTGCGTCTGCTGCAACGGCATTAACATTTGCTATATCAGTAGCAACAGCATTTATGTTGGTTATGTTGGTATGAACTGTTGTAACTTCAGTTGCCTTACTTGCTACAGTTGTAACCTCTGTTGCTTTTGGTACTAATCTATGAAACTTAAATGAAGGACCGTTTGCATATTGTGGATCAGTCTGTGCTTTTGTTTCAATTAATACTCCAAATCCACTTGGTAATACAGTGCTTCCACAATCTGTAATAGTTGCATTTACTGAATGATTTGATAAATCACTAGCTTGTATTGTTACTGTTCCAGTACTTGGTGTATACGTTTGAGTTAAGGTTCCAATAGAAAGTATTGTTCCAACTCTATCTGCTGTATCTTTATTTTCTTTTTCAGGATGATACTGAGGTATCTCCCCTTCATCAACTAAAGGTACAAATCCACCTACATCATCAATTATATCTACGATTCTTGCATCAATAGCTGCGGTAGTAGCAATAGTACTGTCGTTACCAGACCAAGGTACTCCACTTTCTTCTATATCATCAGCAGTACCTTTTCTGTAATAAAGTTCATCTGATCTTTTAGCAGAGTAAATTTTGTTATCACTTGTAGATGTACCAGAAGTAACAACAGCAGTACCACTTAGATCGTTAATAACAGGAGTAGTTAAGGTTTTATTTGTTAATGTCTGACTTGCAGTTTCTGTAACAATTTGAGAACCGTTAAGAGATGCTGTAGCATTTTGTAGTGTAATACCTTGAGTAACATTTAGAGTTCCTGTTACAGCTAAGTTATCATCAACAGTTGTTGTACCACCAGCAGAATCAATAGTTAAATTACCGCTAGTTGTGTCAATCTCATTACCATTAACTTGTACATTATCTATAGTTGCACTACCATTTACGTCAAGTGCTCCATCTACAGTTGTACCATCTAAAGTTGTAGTACCATCTACATTTAAATTACTGTCAAAATCTACGTTACCTGTAACATCTAAAGTTCCCGGTAGGTCAACGTTACTTGTCCATTGAACACCTGTGCCAGCTGCATCTGTTTGAAGAACTTGTCTTGCTGCTCCATCTTTTAATTTATAAACTTCTATTTCTGCTGTTGCTGATATATCTTCATCTACAATAGTTAGATTTTTAATCTTTGCAGATGTAATAGCTTGATCTCTAATTCTAGGTGTTGTTGTAGGTGTGTTTTGTTCTTCCTGTAACGCTCTTAGAATTTGTGTGTTATTGTTTGTTAAATCAGCTGCTTTTAATGAAGAGCCTGCTGTATAGCTTGCCTTGGCATTATCTATATTAGTGTCTCTTCTAACTATAACTTCTAAGTTATTCTTAGGTGCACCATCTGATTCACACAAATTAGTGTTTAAGGTTCCTGTAGAATTATCAAAGGTAACTGTTCTAGTTCC